TGACTTATCCGAACAGGCATGAGATACTAGTTACGTGGCTAGGGCATCGAACCCGAACAACCCTTCAGCAAGGTTTGCCACATACATATCTCGCTGCCCTTGCTGAAAGGAACATCAAATGTATTACGCATACCTCCACACCCGTCCCGATAAAACTGGCCCCGCAGGAATATTCTACGTTGGTAAGGGCAATGCAGCGCGGGTCAAGAAAATCGCTAGGAAAAACAAACACCACGCAGCTATCGTCGCAAAGGTTGGCATTGAAAACGTCGAAGTATGCGTCATGGAGTGCTCATCAGAAGAATCCGCGTTTGCCCTAGAGGTCGGCCTAATAAAGTGCCTGCGTCGTATGGGGGTGGAGCTATGCAACGCCACCGACGGCGGGGAAGGGGCCAGCGGACTTACCCACTCTGCAGAATCCCGAGAAAAAATGTCAGCTGCACGTGTGGGGCATAAGCCCTCGGATGAAACCCACGCAAAACTGTCCGCCGCCAACGTGGGGAATACCAACTGCCGAGGGCATATACAGACTGCGGAGCATAAAGCAAACAGGTCTGCATCTCTCATAGGTAACACCAACAAGCTAGGGCACAAGCACACAGAGGCTACAAAAGCCAAGCTATCAGCCATACAGCGCACCGCCGGCTCACTTAGGTCCACCAACACCTCCGGATACAATGGGGTTAGGCCGCGTGGCAGACGTTGGACTGCCGAGATAAGTAACGAGGGCAGGAGCATCTACTTAGGTATCTTCCCCACTTTGGAAGAGGCCGTCGCAGCCCGTAAAGCGGGTGAAGAGAAGTACTGGAAATAAACATCTTGACTTATCCGAATAATCATGGGATACTATGGCCCTACTAAATATTTCCCTGAGGGAGCCACATGACAAAAGCCTACCAACACATCGCCCACTGTGACATAGAGTGCTACTTTTCAATAAAAGACGGCTACAGTTTGACTAAAATGCCGACAATTTTATACGTGCGAGATCCAAGGTTCAAAACGCTAGGCGTCGCCGTAGCGATTGACGACGAGGTTTCTCGTTACTTGAACGAAGAAGAATTCATTGGGTGGCTGGCTACTATAGACTGGAGCATAACAGCCCTGTCTGCATACAACACAGCTTTCGACGGCTGCGTATTCACACAGATATACAACGTGTTTCCTTGCTACTACATCGACCCTCAGTCCGCTGCTAAGGCCCTTATCCCCATGGACTCTGTAGCGCTAAAGGTAATTGCCCCATTATTGGGCTTGGGCGAGAAAGGCTCAGCCTTGATCTCGGGCAGTAAAGAAAACAGTAAAGCCCTAGCCGACTATGCCTGCCTAGATAATGAACTTGCCCGGGGCATATTCAATACACTCTATCCGCTCCTCTCCCAGTCTGAAAAAGACCTGATAAACTGGACTATAAGAGCCGCTGTAGAGCCAACGCTGTGCCTAGACACCGAGACCCTGATACAGGTGCGGGACGATGCAAAAACAAGCCGTGCGGAGCTTATAGAAGCCTCCGGCTATTCCGAGGCGGAATTGTCGTCAAATCCGAAGTTCTTAAAAATCATACGTGGGCTTGGTCTCGAAGCCCCTATGAAGGTAAGCAAGACTACTGGCAAAGATGCAGAAGCGTTCAGTAAATCGGACGATGAGTTCGTGGATTTCATGGTCTCCTACCCCGAGTATAATCACATCTGGGACGCAAGACTGGCCTCTAAAAGTATGATCAACATAACCCGTGCACAGACCTTCCTAGGCATATCGGAGTCTACCCACGGCACTATGCCCATGCCGCTACGCTATTGCGGCGCCTCAACAGGCAGATGGAGCGGGTGTGATAAACTAAATGTGCAGAATCTTCCATCAAAATACAAGTCAAACCTTCGCAAAGCCATAACTGCGCCAGAAGGCTACAGTGTCGTTGTCGTCGATAGCTCGCAAATCGAGTTGCGACTAGCAATGTGGTTCTGTGGCCAGCAAGACAAGCTTGATATTCTCCGTAGCGGGGGTGACATATACAGAGCAGAAGCGTCCGCCCAGTTCAACGTTCCTATGGAGGAGGTAACTAAGGAGCAAAGGCAGTACGGGAAGGTTATACAATTATCCTGCCTTTTTGGGCAAGGAGCTCGACTTTTTAGAAAGAACGCAGCAGCCGGGCCTCTAGGAATGCCCCCCATATACCTCTCTGAAGAAGAGTCCTATGCGATGATAAACTCCTACAGGTCCTCAAACGAAAAGATACCAGCCATGTGGCGCACTTTGGATGCCCGCCTAAACCAGATGACTATGAAAGACCTAAACGAAACGCAAGGCTGTGTAACTTTCGTGCACGAAGGGGTCATCTTCCCATCAGGAAGGATGTTGCAGTATACTAACCTAGAGCAAAATGAGGACGGCCAGTGGTCTTATTGCGCGGATAAAAGACCCCACGGAATTTGGGGAGGTACTTTTTTTAACAATATAATTCAAGGGCTTGCGAGAGATATAGTAGCAGAGCAGATGCTAGAGATTGACAAACGCTACAAGGTTGTTAGCATGACTCATGATGAAGCGATCTATTGTGCCAAGATCGAAGAGGCTGATGAAGCACTAGCGTTCGGTATTGAAGTCTTTTCACAGCCCCCCTCCTGGGCGCCAGACTTATATCTTGGTGCTGAAGGAAGCCACGACCACTCCTACTCAAAGTAAGGACCCAAAACCATGAAATTTTTAGACGAAGTTGTTGGCGAATACATACGAGGAATCGAAAAGTTCCGCCTTGTCGATGACCTGAACTACCAAAGTGATCTATTACCCGAAATCATAACCGTTCCTGCAGGGTTCGAGACTGATTTCGCCTCCATACCGAAGTGTTTGTGGTGGTACATAGCTCCTTCGTCCCCGCAGATACGAGATGCAGCGGTTATCCATGATTTTTTATATTCCACACAGTTGGTGCCTCGGTTATGTGCCGACACCATTCTCCGGGAAGCTATGAAATCTCTTGGGGCTAGTATCCTACAACGCACCTTGGTATACACCGCAGTCCGAATCGGTGGCGCTAGCCACTACTAACCCCTTGCTACCGTGTGACGGATGTGCTATACTCCGTCGCATGGACACTAATCAAGCAAAATCTATCACCGAAGTAGACCCAGTCGCTTATGTACTCGATAAGCTACGCGATCGTCTGCGCCCCCACGAATCTATAAGCATAATCAATGAAGTCGAAGAGATAATCCGCGAAAAGTGGCCTACTCTCATGAAGAATCAGATTGATGCCCTCAAACTCCTAGTGGACATCCAGTTCCGCAAACTAGCGAAAGTATTGCCAGACCTCAAAGTTGTGGATGGAGCCGTGGGCGAAACCGCGTCGAAAGTCAACTTCATTATCAATGTCGAGAGCAAATCGACTCCAACAGAGACCAAAATATTATGAGCAAAATCCCTCCACAGTTCCTAGCGAAACTGAAATCTCCCCTGGGCATGAAAAAGCACCCAGACAAAGAGTCAATGATGGAAGATATGGGTGACACGATGCCTGAGGGCAAAGAAACCAAAGGCAACAGCAAGAAAAAAGGGGCATTTAAACCCTTTAAGAAGGGCTAAATGGCCAAACTAGGTATGAGAAAGCCGTTCAACAAGTCCACTGGTAGAGACTACAGGGGCGAGTATGACCGGTATCAAGGACAACCCGACCAATTAATTAACCGTGCCAAACGTAACGGTGCTCGGGCCACTATGGCCAAAGCTGGCAAGGTATCAACGGGTGACGGCAATGATGTCGACCACAAGAAGGCGATGAAGAACGGCGGTACTAGCGCCAGCAGTAATTTACGTGTTCTGCCTAAAGGTAAAAACCGCGGGTTCCCCCGCGACGCCAAGAACAAACCCATCGGATCAGCCTAATGGACGCAATATCGGCTGCTGATCTAGTAACCGGGCTCGTTTTTATGCTCTCAGCAGTAGGTAGTATATTAATGGGGACCCTGGCTTGGCTGGGCAACAAAATGTACGATAAACTGCAGATAATAGAGCAGCTATTTATGTCAAGCCTGTCGGACGTAACAAACAGGTTTGCGGTGGTAGAAAATAGAATAACCCGCATAGAAACCCAGGTTGACAACTTAAGAGATAGGCGCACCTTGCTGCACCACATACCCCCAGAACACATAGGACCCCAACAATGATTACATACCACGGCAAAACAGAATACTACAACAGCCTAGCCGATCGGCCCCTCGCCCCCGTCTTCGGGATCGGCAGTTGCTTCGTCGGCTCCACTGAATACCTATCCAACGCCGCAACCTGGACCGCCGCATACGTCGCAGATACAGGCGCAGCCGCGTTGATCACCGGCTTCACCGGGGTCGCAGGAACCGTCGCCGCTACGGACTCTATCGTAGGAGCGTTTAATAAAGTAGTGGGCAACATAGCCTTACGGGCGCTGGATCTATTAACCGGGTATGTATCTGGCGCCGGCGTAGTAGCTGCCACAGACACGGTCCTACAGGCAATCAATAAATTAAATGGTAACACGGCATTGAAGGCAAATGCCTCTGCCATCAACGTGACATATACCACTATTTCCTCGATCACCATCACCAACGGGGTAGTAACAGCCATCACTGGCGCGTAAAGAACATACGGTTACTAGGGCCACAGCCCGAACGAAGACCTCAGTCACTTCTGTAACCGTATTACCGACTGTTTTATACGAGACCGCAAAACAATGATTACATACCACGACAGCGTTGAGCACTATACCACAACAGCCGCTAGACCCCACGCCGCCGTATACGGAGCAGGGCTCTGCACCGCTGGCGGGGTAGAGTACATATCCGACGGAATAACATGGTCCCAAGCCATTTCGTCCTACACTGCGCAAAACCCAACCGTTGGTTGGAACGACCTAGTTGGCGACATCTCGGTAAGAGGGGTGGGCCTTAACGACCCAGTCTGGGCCGCATTCAACGGGGGGCTAAATGCTTTCTCGTTCAGCGCCACAGCAATGACCGAGTGTTGGGTGATGTTACACCCGAACCACGATTTCAAGCCCGGATCCCCCATATATCTTCACACCCACTGGCTCGTAACTGGGACCAACGCCGGGGTTGTACGATGGGGCTTTGAGTATTCATTTGCTAACGGGTACAACGTAGCCGCTTTCCCCGCACCAACCACTGTGTACGTTGAACAAGCTGCAACCGGGGTAGCCCTCACCCACATGATTGCCGAAACCGGCCCGCTCACCATGACTGGGATCGATACAGACGCGATAATTACCTACCGTGTATTCCGGGATGGGGCCCACGCGAACGATACGCAGACCTCTGCTGCATTTTTACTCACCTCCGACGCACATCACCAAACTGACCACATCTACACCCCCAATAGAAACGCTCCGTTCTATTGATAGGGGAGAACTACAATGGGCGCAATATGTAGACCTACCGACGGCTTTTATCACGATTTTCGTACTGATGCAAACGGAAACCTATGCGTTTCCCCAAGCGCGGGGGTTACCCCCACACACAGGTTCCTAACCCTAGCCGGTGATGGCACTGGGAGCCCCCAGATCACAGGCAACTATGCCAACACGGTTACAGACTTTTATTATCTCAACTCCGCCACCACCCCGTTTTGTATACAGTCGGCGCTACTATCTATCGCAGATGCGACATCTATGAACCAATCAGATTATGGCGGGATGGTTGGCGGAGTAACAAATGGAGTCCTCATACTACTAAAGGCCCCAAGCGGCTTTGAGATACCCCTATACGGCGGGACAGCGTTTAAAACGAACCAAAACTGGCACAGCGTAACCCCGCATGTGACTTTAAGCACCTTTCCCGGCACCCCCCAGACACTGACGGTTGCGTTTTGCGTGACGGCTGCTTTTGGGGCGCCATTAAGCCTTCAGCCTGGGTGGAGTTTTGTTTTCCGTGCACATGACGATTTCACTGGCTTATTATCGCAAACTGCAAATATACAAGGGACTGTCTAACCCCTATTTACCCTGACTGAGAGGCTAAATGACAAACATAAACTACACCCCTGCGGGGCCTATCGCCGCCGCTTTCCACCAATCCACCGCGTTTGTAAAAGGGATACGCGGGCCGGTGGGTTCAGGGAAATCGATTTCTTGCTGCTTCGAGATTATGATGCGGGCACTTGAACAAGAGCGCGGCAGCGACGGGTGGGCCCGGTATCGTGCGGTAGTCATTAGAAATACCTATGGGGAACTCAAAACAACAACGATAAAAAGCTGGCTCGAATGGTTTAGCGAAGAGGTGTTTGGTAAAGTCCGATGGGATAGCCCGATCACGCATTCACTCTCGTTGGGTAATAAGCGAACCCTGGAAGTAATGTTCTTAGCCGTCGATAGGCCCGAGGACGCAAAAAAACTACTTTCTTTAGAAACATCAATGGTTTGGATAAATGAATGCAGAGAAGTACCAAAGGCAGTAATTGATGCTGCTACTGGGCGGTGCGGACGTTTCCCCTCGGCTAAATCTGGGGTGGGGTGCTACTACCCTGGTGTAATAATGGACACCAACCCCCCGGAGGACGATCACTGGTACGCTAGGCTAGAGGCTGAAACTCCTGAAGATTGGGGTTTCTTCGTTCAGCCAGGGGGGCTAACCCCGGGGGCGGAAAACTTAAACTGGCTTACGCAAACTACGGATAGCCTAAAACTACACCTAGACCACCCGGATCGCTTAGCGCAAGGCCGCGTGTATTATGAGCGGCTCTTAGCGGGCAAGAATGCAAATTGGGTAGACGTGTATGTGAATGGGAATTTTGGAAGCATTAGTAGTGACCGCCCGGTCTTCCCTGAATTCAACGACCAGTTACACACGTCTAGGACTATACTCGGTGGTTACCCGGGCCTACCACTTTACATAGGGATAGATGCTGGGCTTACCCCCGCGATGGTATTTGCCCAAGTATCCGCCACTGGGCAGCTTAGAATTTTGGACGAGCTAATAGGCGAAAACATCGGGATGGTGCAGTTTATAGATACTATGGTAAACCCCCTGATCGCTATGAAATACCCCAATTATAGGATCATCTCCATTGTTGATCCCGCCTGCACCCAACGGGCGCAAAGTGACGAGAGCACAGTGTTTAAAATACTGAAGAACAAGGGGCTAAACCCCTCCACTGCGTCAACTAATTCATTTTACCCCCGGAGAGAAGCGGTCGCATTTTTCCTGAACCGCCTTGTAGACGGGCAACCCGCGTTTATACTGTCAGCTACAATAACGAAGCTGCGCAAGGCTCTCAATGGAGACTACAGATTCAAGCGGGTACAGGTAAGCGGAGAGGAGCGGTTTAAGGACGAGCCAGAAAAAAATATGAGCTCACATTGCGCAGATTCGCTACAATATCTGTGCCTGCATCACCACAACCCAGGCAAAGCGGATCAGAAACCACGAGCAGCTCACACTAGAAAATATAAACCCACCAGCAGCGCAGGCTACTAATGAAACCAGAACAAGTAGAATTAACCGGAAATCTTGGGCGCACCCTCCACGCTCAGTTCACCCAGGCCAAGGCCGACCGCATATCCGTTGAAGAACGATGGTTATCGGATTTGCGCCAGTTCAAAGGGGTATATAACCCGGAAGAGGAGGCTAGATTCGCAGAGGGTAAATCGAGGCTCCACGGGCGCATGACCCGCATAAAAGTCAAGACGGCTACGGCTCGGCTTATGGACCTAGTGTTCCCCGCCGGCTCAGATGATAACTGGAGCATGTCCCCAACCCCAGTCTCAGACGTGGTCCCAGACCCCGAAGTCATGCAGCGGCTAGTTCTGTCATTACAGCGCATGCCAACCCCGGATGAAATACGCATCGAAGTTCAGGCCCAGGCGGACAAAGCATGCAAGTTAATGGAGCAAGAGATACGCGACCAGCTAGTTGAAGCTAAGTATCGTAAACTAATAAAGCTGGTCATCAACTCCGGCAACCTGTTCGGTACCGGCATCTTAAAAGGCCCTCTGGTAAATCGTACGTTCCGAAAAACATGGTCTCTGGATGACGCCGGTGCTTGGGGCTTAACTAGCATACCGACGCTCACCCCCTTCATCGACTTCACGCCAATATGGGAGATGTATCCCGAGACTCAGGCTACTGACTTCTCAGAGGCTAGATACAATTTTCAAAGATCAGTGATGCCAAAACACCAAGTCTTGGAGCTGGCCACCCGCCCCGACTTCAGCACCAAAGCGATTAAAGAGTACCTACGTGAGCACCCAGACGGCGACGCGGTAATGTTAAACTGGGAGACCGAACTACGCCGACTTGGGTGGAACCTCACTGGCAACACAGTTAAAGGCAAGCGCTACGAGGTCTTAGAATACTGGGGTATCCTTGAAGCCCAGGACTTATTGGACATCGGTGTTGAGCTGCCGGATGATACCCAAGACGAATTCTGGTCCAATGTATGGTTGCTCGGGGACAAGGTTATTAAGCTGGAAGTGCAACCCATAGAAGGTATGCAGCTTCCCTATTTTGCCTATTACTGGGATAAGGACGAAACATCTATCTTCGGCGAAGGTATCCCCTCGGTTATTAGGGGGGATGATCAGGCCCTTAACGCAGCTACTCGGGCCATGCTCGATAATGCCGCTATCTGCGCCGGACCCCAGATCGAAGTGAATATTGATCTGCTCCACCCAGACGAAGACGTCAACGCCGTCCACCCGTTCAAGGTGTGGCAGCGATCCGGCGTAGGCGTGGAAGCACAATACCCGGCTATACGCTCGATTAATATGGACTCCCACACTAATGAGCTAATGGGGCTATCTCAGTATTTTGCAAATAATATCCATGAATCAACCATACCGTCTTATATGCATGGCGAGGCTACTAGCAAAGGCTCCGTAGGCCGCACGGCGTCTGGCTTATCCATGCTGATGTCCGCCGCCCAGGTGACATTTAAAGACCAGCTATTTAGCCTGGACGACGACGTACAATCTCCTTTTTTACAGTCGGCATACCACTGGAATATGCAGTTTAACCCCAAGCAAGAAATAAAAGGGGATTTCAACGTCGTCGTTAAAGGCACAAGTTCGTTGGTAGCTAGAGAAATTAGGGCCTCGAATTTGGACCAGTTTGCTAACAGCACTGTTAACCAGTTTGACGCCCCGTTCATCGACCGTCATGCCCTCAACAAGCAACGGGCTAAAGTATTAGAACTCGGCGATGACATCATCCTAGATAAAGAACAAGCATTCTTAATACAAGCCCAGCAGGCACTCAATGGCACTTCACCAAACCCCGTTACGGGAACGCAAGCAGGAACTCAGCCAGTTAGCCAAGGAAGTCTGGCTCAACCGACACTCCCCGGGGTTAGTACAGCTCCGCAACTGGGTGCAGCTCCAGAAGGATCAATGTCTGGAGGATTTAGTGGTAGCCCCGTTGGAGCGGGTGAGCCACCTCCAGGGGTCTATCCTCCAGCTACAGGAGCTTTCTAAACTGCTAACTTAGCGCCGGAGCATATAGTTTATTCAGTAAAATAGCATGGAACTTTAGATTGACTTTCGTGATTAACTGCAATATATTACAGGACCTTTCACCAAGCAAGGAAAAGCCATGAATAGCCCTATCCGGCCACCTAAAAAGCTTAATCGGCCGGATATAACCCTTTACAACGCCGGAGTATTTTGGTATACTCCGGCTTAGTACAAACGTGTTCCCTAGCTGGGCCACACCAGACTAAACATACCCGCGACAGCGGCTTATGAGGCGTGAAAATGACTGATGATACCGTGATTGACCTTAGTGCTTTATGGGATGAAACGGATGAAGCAGGGGTAGGGAAAACACCCCCTGATGAAGCCGAAGAGACAGATGAAGTCGAAGAGACAGATGAAGTCGAAGAGACAGATGAAGTCGAAGAGACAGATGAAGTCGAAGAGACAGATGAAGCCGAAGAGACAGATGAAGTCGAAGAGACAGATGAAGTCGAAGAGACCGAGGAAGCCCCTATTGATTACAAAGCTCTGTGGGGGAAGTCACAGAATGAAATAAAGGCTATGGCCGGGCGGCTAAAAGCGTCCGACAGCAGACTCCGACAAGAAAACGACGAGCTGGCGCGAAGGCTCCCAGTAAACCCCGTGGCCCCAACGGAAGAAGACCAATTCCTAGCCAAGTTTCGCGAAAATTACTCCGACGACGTCGTGAAAGCCATTGATATTATCACGGCTAGAAAAGCGGGGCAGATGATTGACGCCTCCCTAGCGGCTCGACTTGCGCCGGTAGAACAAGCAACAAGTGACATGATTAACCAGGCGCATTTCGGGTCTATTGAAGCGGTACACCCTGACCTTGACGCGATCGATGCCTCACCAGTATTTGAGAGTTGGCTACAAACTCGCCCCGAGCATTTAAGAGCCGCGTATGTAGACATACGTGAACGAGGAACCCCGGCGCAAATAATCTCCTTACTCAATGAGTACAAAGAGACCGTTGGTGGGGGTAAACAGGCGCCGAAAAAAGTAACACCTCTAGCATCAAAAGCGAAGATAGTCGCAGCAACAGCTGTAGGCCGAAGGCGGGGAACCGCTGGGTCAGCCAAGCAAGCCGACGCGAATGATTTAGACGCTATTTGGGCGGAGACTGACGATTAATTAATTTAGAGGACCAACTCCATGCCAACTTACTCAGTACCGGGCACCACCGGTTTTGGTGATATTTCACCACGTACAGCGATCTACGCACAGAAGGAATTCTTGCGCAGAGCACTACCCTACCTCATCTTGGAAAAATTCGGCCAAGGCAAGCCAATCCCCGAAAAAAGCTCCAAGACTACAAAATTCCGTCGTTATGAAGCCCTGACACCTACCCCCAACGTATTGTCTGAAGGAGTAACACCTACTTCTAAAAAGATGGTAGCCACTGACGTCACTGCTACCCTGGTACAGTATGGCGAAGTGCTGACACTCACCGACGTAATTATGGACACCCACGAAGACGCTGTACTGAACGAAGCTGTCGCAGTGCTCGGTGAACAAGCTGCGCAAATGATCGAAACAGTACGCTACGGCATCCTGATCGCGGGCACTAATGTACAATACGCAACTGGGTCTGCTCGGTCAGCGGTCGTTGACGCGATCACCCTGGCGATGCAACGCAAAGTAACTCGTGCGCTAAAACGCCAAAATGCCCGTACCATTACTACGGTAGTTCGTTCTACTCCAAGTTACGGCACTGAAAACGTCGCAGCGGCCTACATCGGCTTATGTCACCCAGACGTCGAAGCTGACTTACGCAATATTAGCACCTTCGTCCCGGTTGAAAAATACGGCACTGGCACTGGCGCTTATGAGGGCGAAATTGGTAAATTGGAAGACGTGCGTTACATCACAAGCACAATCTTCGTTCCGTTCTCTGGCGACGCTAACAAAGGCGGAGCAAAAGGCGTCATGATTGCAAACGACGTGACAGGTGCTAACGCAGCAGTCTATCCAGTCTTATATATTGCGAAAGACGCGTATGGTATCGTGCCACTGAAGGGCATGAATGCCATCTCACCGTCCGTTGTGAATGCTAAGGCATCAGATTCTGACCCCCTGGCACAAAGAACACACGTGGGCTACAAGACTATGCAGACATGTGTAATTTTGAATGATGCTAACCTTTTGCGGTTGGAAGTTGCGGCAACTGCGTAATAATGTAGATACACTTCTACTTGACATAGACGGATTCCTGAGATATACTAGCCCCTCAGTTAGTTACTCAGGAATCCGAAATGCCGGTAAAAGTATGCGAAGTCTGTAACAAAGAATTTAAGTCTAAGCTAAGTATAACCAGAACATGCGGACTACCGTGCAGAGTCACGCTGGTCGCACGAGAGAAAGTAGCAAGGAACACAATAGTTAAGCAGTGCGAGGTGTGTGGCAAAGAGTTTTCTAGGACGAAATCTCAGCCCCCATGCCGCACATGCTCAAGAACTTGTAGTAGGGTATTGGCCTCCGAGGCTGCAAAGCGCCGGGTGACGAAATCCTGCGAAACTTGTGGTTTAGAGTTCGAGGTCCCTGAGTGTAGGGGCGAGGACACTAAATATTGCTCGAAAAAGTGTATGTACGAGCGCAACAAAGCTTCGGTTGAACGACCATGTACTTGTTGCGGAAAGTTGTTTACCTCTCCACCTAGCCAGATGCACGTTGAAACTTGCTCCACCGAGTGTGGGTACAAGATGCGTGAAGTAGCTAATAAGGCCCCATGGGTAACTAAGTCTGGCAAAGTCTGCGG